ATGACTACAGCAGAAAAGTATCTAATTGAAAGTGAAGGCGATTTTAACACATTTATCGCATCAATGCTTTCTAGAAAGGATTTAGACTCCAATGAATTCGACTTCCCTGAAGTAGAATTTAAAGGGTGGCCGACCATCAGCATTAATGTGAAAGGGGATAAAAATAGGTATAATTCTTCTTTGACGGCATCAATGCTTTTTGGTATGGCTGAGTTAACCCATGAGATTCAAAAAGCATTCACTGTTATCAGGCATGAAACCCATAACAGGCAGAAGCTGACCAATTCAGACAAGAACCTGCTGGACATTGTTTATCATATTAGCGAAGGTTCAAGCCAGGCAGATGGTGATTCTGATGCTATTGTAAACGGGGCGGTAAGCGTGCTTAGAGATGCTATTGGAAAAATGACAGGACGACAAGCGCTGTGCGCCGTTGTTGCTATTGTTATTTCAGCGGGCACTTTTGGAGGCAACTGGGTGAATGAGTATTATGAAACCCAGCGCCACGAAGCCAGTTCACAAGTCGAGCTTGTAAAAACATCAACAGACGCAGTCAACCAAGCTCAAAAAAATGCTCTGGAGTTGCTAAAAACCGGCCAAACAAGCATAAGTCGCGAGGTTTTGGCTCACGGTGAAGATGGTAAAGAAAAGTTCTTGAAAAACATATCACAAGATCCAAAAGTGAAATCAGTGAAGATTGGTGATGAAACAATAACCCGAGCAGAACTTAACACTTACAATCAGAGGCAATCAATTGATCGCCTCAAAGTCACAAAACAAGATGAATTTTATATCAAAGGTGTAACGCGTACAGGCCCCACGAACCAAGATATAAGCATCACGGTAACCCGAGCGTCAAATGGCGAAACCTTCATTATAAAAACCAGCTCAGAAATTACATCAACCGATGAACTGAAGGCCTTTACCGATGCAGTAGCTCAAGAGACAACACTTGAAATAAGCTATCTCGAAGTAACGGAAAACAACCACATTTCCGCTGGGCAGTTAATTAACATTGTGGCTCCAAAGCAAGACGGGAAAACACAATAAATACAATCACATAAAGGTTTATCTCAGGATTTGCTGTCGGGGCTATGGGCCCCTCCTGGAGGTTTACATGCTGTATCCAGTTGCTATTGATAAAGGCGATTCATCCTTCGGCGTTCGCGTACCTGATATTCCTGGCTGCTTCTCCGGGGGCGACAACTATCAGGATGCGATCGAGAGTGCGCGAGAAGCCATCGAGGCACATATTGAATTGTTGGTTGAAGATGGCGAAGCAGTGCCGGAAGGAACCAACGTTGAAAACTGGCTATCTGATCCAGATTTCGCCGGTGTCGTCTGGGCGCTTGTCGATGTAGATATCACCCGACTTATGGGGAAAGCGGAGAAAATCAACGTAACACTCCCTTCCCTGCTGATCCGTCGCATCGATCAGTTTGTCGCAGCGCATCCTGAGTACGGTAGCCGTTCTGGCTTTCTCTCGCGGGTTGCAGCCGACAAGGTCATTGGCCGTTCGAAAGCGTAAAGTCAGGGGCTGAATGCCCCTTTAAAAGGGTATCACTCATTTCTTGTTGAATATTTGTTTAGTTTTCTGGCGAGATAACCAACTTTATTCTTGCGTCACTATGGCATAAAATCAACTTGCAGCGTGTGATTAATGATTTTTATCATCGGAGGATTACTTTTATGAATAATAAAATAAAAACCATTACCATGGCATCAGTGTTTATGCTGTGGTCCTATCTCACTATTTATTCATTTGGTTATGGGCACAAGCTTGTATACTGCTTCACAACACTACTTATCCTATATGGTTTAATTCATATATCCGAATTGGTTTCTAAAACCTTTATTATATTGCTAACCGCTTCTGCTGTATTATTAAACCCTGCCGCTTCGAGATATGGAAGCCCGAACATAAACATGGTAGCTGCAATAAAATACACCAATGCAATGGAGATATTAGATTTTTTAAAAAGCATATCCTTTCATGATATCTTATTGGGAATTCTTATCACTGCCACTGGCATTCTAGTGTTAAAGCACTTAAGCAAAATCAACCCCAGAAAACAATATGCAATTACAGCAATCACAATATCAATTTCAATCATATCTTATAAACCTTTGTTTGCTGGGGAAGCTGATGACTACATGGACGAGTTAGGATACCCCCCTATAAGAGCTATCTTTGATATTCAGAAAGCGCTTGATATAATTTCATCAAATGAAGAGTCATTCAACTCGCATCGCTTAAAGGCAAGCGACTTTTCCCCAATAATTATTAAAAGAAAGTTTAATACTTATATTTTGGTGGTTGGCGAAAGCGTACGCCGCGACTATATGGGGCTTTATGGCTACCCTGTCAACAACACCCCTTTTTTAAGTACAGTCAAGGGTACTTTTTTCAATAACTATGTCTCATCAAGCTTTGCAACTGTGCCATCCCTTACCCACTCCTTCATTTTGAACAATGACGGCGCATTACAATTCAACAACAATATTTTGCGATTAGCAAAATTATCAGGCCTGCATACTTATTGGTTGTCTAACCAAGGAGTTTTCGGGATACATGACAGCCCTGTAGCAATGATAGGTAAAGATGCCGACTATAGTTACTTTATTAAGAATGGTGACTCAAATGATGGTGCTTATTATCCAGATGAAGCATTACTTCCGGAATACTCTCGTGCTATAAAGAAGCCTGGTGACAAGTTAATTGTATTGCATCTAATCGGCTCTCATCCCGACGCTTGCTCTCGGACAAATGGTAAGTATGGCGTCAGGTTAAAAAGTGAAGAAATATCCTGCTATGTACAATCAATTAAAAACACAGATGCATTGCTAAAGCAGGCTGTAAACATCGCAATCAAAAATGGAGGCCCATGGTCGCTTATTTATTTTGCTGACCATGGGCTTTCGCATATCAATAACAGAAATGATTTATCTCACTCCGATAAGTATAAAGAAAACTATGCCCCTCCCTTTGTGATGATTAGTTATGATTCTGATTCCGCCAAGGAAATAGACGAGATCCGTAGCGGGTTAGATTTTATGGGCATCTTTGCTCAGTGGATTGGGGTTACAGACAAGCACATAAAACATAGCTGTGATTATTTTGAGAATGTTAAATGTACTACTAAGGCAACTGTGTTAAATGGTAATTTACATTCAACAGATTTTAATAGCCTACCGTCCGATCCACCGGAAACATAAACACCTCTTTTTTACCGGTGAGTGGTTAGCTATGGCGTATCGGGCCACTCAATTCCCAAGGCATTAGTAGTATCAATGCGATTGAGAAACACCGAGTAAGTAGCCCATGCAAATAGACGTTTTTTTTCGTCGTCTGTTGCTATACCTAAGCGCTCAGCACGTTCCAGCGGTGCCAACGTGCGTTCAGCATGTTCCATTAAGCGCCTTTTCTGCCGTTCAGCCTGAGCAGATAATTCTTCTTGTGTATACTCACGCGGGATTATCTCTCCGCTGAGGTATTGCCAGCCCCCATTGATATCAAAACCATCAGGGACTTTATCTGCCTCAACTTCTGCTACCCAGCGCCCATTAGGCGAAAAACCTGATACATCCTGCGTCTGAGAGACAATAACACCCTTTTCGTCAAACATGACCTTTAAGGTTTCGGCATTAAATTCGCGCTGTGTATCCAACCAATCGCGCCCCAGAGGATCACAATAGTAAATCCCCCATTCAGGGCGATCTGGCTGGGGTTCTGGCTTGTACTTCTTAAACGGCCCAAAGCAGGCCAGCGTTATGGGACTTTTAGTCATTTTATACCTCTTAATCAAAGCCAACATCTATCCAATTATTACCAATCAAATACTGGATAGGACGCCAATACATTACCTCGGTCGTAGAATCCCAATCGTGGTTGAAGAAACCGGCGAGGACTTTGGGGCCATGGTATTCTTTCACCCCATTGGTACCTATGTGCTCTTCTGGCCCCAGGCGGATACGTTTCACAAAAGTGCCATTGACATAATCGGTTGTCGGCCTGGCTCCAACCTCGCGATTGAACGTGTCCCAATCAACTCGCCCGCCAAGTCCATTATTAACCCACGACTGTGTAGCAAACTCACCAGCCTTACCACTACGCAGACCGCCGGTCTGGGTATTAAACTCCCAGATATTCTCTATGCCACTATCACCCAGCGCATGAATCACTGGGCGGGCGTGCATATCTTCTCCCGGCATCAGATAGCCATAACTCACCGCTGTCGGCCAACCTCTGCCTTTTCGGGTTGATGTCCCTTTAGCTATAGGTACGAAAACGCCTCCAGAAGTCACAGGCCATTGCCAATTGGGTTGAAAGAATGGCGCTTGATTATTCAACTGTTCGGCATAAGGGCCTGATCCCCACGGTATTGCGTCAGGGGTTGTGGCTAATGCAGGCGCTATGAGCTGGCCACTCATTCTATCGCCGGTTTTAGCAACAGCATTAACATCAGCAGCCGTTGGCTTGTTAGCTGTGCCGTATAGAGTATTAACCTTTGGTGAATCTTTGTTCCCATCAGTAAAACCAGCGGCAATTACATTACCAGTAAATGGGTTGATCGTGAGCATACAGTTGGCATCCCCAGCACGGGCAAACAGGCCAGGTGCCCACGATGACATAGCTGTTCCGTCTTTAATATTGCGGAAAATGCAACTCCCTTTTGCTCGTAATGCAGCCATCAAATCAGCGTTATTAGTATAGTTAAACTCAAAACCTCCCCCGCCAAGGCCAAATGCCCCAACCGGCATAACATTGCCCGTTGATGTGCCAAAGTTCTTCGTTGCTGCTGTACCCAATTGAAGATTTCCTCGGGCTTCAGCTACGTTTGCAAGATCCGAAAGGTTATTCTCTTTTTTCAAGAAGCCCGGATCAGTGATCGCCTTCTGTATCGCCAGATACAGCTGGTTGTGTTTCGACTTGTCCAGCGCAATACCGTTACCCTCGATCGCGTTGGCCACCTCTTCCTGCACTGCGTCCCACATATCGCTGTTAAGGTCGGTAGCGCGGCGCCCGGTAGCCGGATCGCCATTGGTAAAACCGTTCTTCCCCGGCCCAAATTTATCAATTTGCGCCGTAGGTGTATCAATTCGATGCATCGTTTTCTCCTTCAGGATAGGCAAAGACCACCACAGTGTGGGATGGGGACAATTTGTCGATAACGCATTCCACCACCGTATCGCCCCAGGTACGAATAGCGCTATTGCACGCGCTGGTGCAGGTTTGCCAGGCTATAGTGGCGTCAGAGGGGATATTCACGCGCCAATAATAGCGCCATTTATCGCCCCACTCCGGATCCGGGGTGGCATCCAGATTCTGAAATTGTTCAATGGTCGCCGAGTAATAACCCAGCGCATCCAACTGTTGGCGGTAAAACCGTTCGTTAATCCCGCCCGGTATATTGATTTTTGCGTCAAGACGCTGCTGGCGTTGACGCAGTGTTTGCACGCCGGGGGGCGCACAGGAATCAGGCAGCCCACAGAGCGTTTCGTAACGGCCGATCAGCTCAACCGTCTGCGCTGGGTCAATCTCACGCATCAGGTCATCACCACGCTGGTGAACGGCGGCCAAAGACGGCGCCAGACCGTTCAGCAGCGGGTTATCTCCTTCCCAGGCTGGCCCCGGCGGCAACAGATGATAAAGCAGCCGGGTGTAATCATCTTCAAGTGACATGCGTTACCCCGCGCTGTAGTTTGACCAGGTGACCGCCCCCAAAACGGGTAGCTCTACGTTACCCAACACGATATTGGCGGTCGGCGCATCCAGCCGGTGAGCATATTCGCCGGTGGCGATGCTGATGGCTTCACTGATGCGCGACAGGTGTATCGTTCCCGAAGGAATGCCGTCACGCAAAAACAGCGAATTAAGCTCGGCAATGACTTCCGCCCGGATCTCCGGCGTGTCCTTTGCCAAGGCAATCGTCATGGGGATCACCTTCTCGGTGGCAGGGAACACAAACAATCCGCCGCCCGCAACCGGCGCCAGCGGTAAGATATGCTCCCGTACGGCGGTCACCGTTTCAGCCGGCGGCACGGGATGGGTGGCATCGCCACTGGCGACCATCACCCCCACCGTGCCGATCCCCTGGTAATGGCGGAACGTCCAGGCACGGGTAATGCCGGCTACCTCCTTCGCCCAGATCACATAATCATGATCAGCGCCACCCTGAGGGGTGTAGAACCACCGCTCCATGATGCGGCCACGCCAGGTTTCAAGCGGCTCGATATCTTCCCCGCCCACCAAATCATCGGCATAGCCCGTGGAAGATAGCCCCCCGACAGGGGTCACCAAGCGCAAGGCAATACCATCATCAGCGTTACCCTCTCGCCCGGCGGTATCAGCCAGTATAGGGGCACGCAATACACCGCCGACCGCCTTGGCGGCTTCGGTGGTGGTGTACGTTTGCTGATCATCGCGCTGCAGCACCGTGCCGGCCGGCAATTCAGGTGTGCCGCTAACATCCTGCCAGCGGACAAATCCTGCCGCCGCCGTTGGCGGTTTCCGGGGGCAACGCTTCATCGCGCCATGCCGCACCAACCAATCAGGATCCGCCTGGTCCGGCAACATGTTCCGAGCAAGATAGTCGATGTAGCCATATAGCGTATGAACGGCCGCCGCCTGCACGCGCGCATACACCTCCGCATCCAGACGACGCAGCACCACATCTTCATTGAACCGCGTGAGCAAATCGCTTCTGATCGTCGCGATAAGTTGCGGCAGCGGCGGCCTGCTGAAACCACTGTCAGCCATTGAGTTCACTCCATAAATCGTCAAATGTAATCGTGTGGCGGGTGCCGTCTCGCTGCCACAGTGTGATCGCGGCTGCCAGCATATCGATGCCGGTACGCTCCACTCGCGTATCAATCCGCGCGGCAACGCCATCGTCAATCATCCAGGCCAGCGCCTGGTTGATATACGTTCTCGCCAGAGGTGGCGTCTGATTAGTCAGGGTCGTTCGGCGGAGCAGGTAAAGCCTGGAGCCTATGCGATCATTTTGTACCGTTGGCCAGGTATCACCCCACCAGCCCATAGGCTGTTGCGCGTTATCGTCCGGCTCGGCCCGGCGCCAGGAAAAGAGCGATATCACAACCGATCGCGTCAGCCGATCGAGCGGCGCGTTTCCGGGATAACGCACACCATTGACGGTCAGGATCATCATTTCATCTCCAGGTTTGGTTTACCGGTCTGGCCACCGTGCGTGTCGTCGTGGTCATGCCCGTTATACTGCTCACGCATTCTGCTCAGCGTGCTGGTTTTATCAGCAATCTCACCATTGGGCACTTCAAGCAGCGGCGTGTTAAAGGTGGCTTTCTCCTCAGCATTAACAACATAGTGTTTGGTGTTCACCTCCACCCGATTGCCCCGGCGCAAAACAATGCTGTCGCCTTCATCGGAGTACAACGCCACCTCTCCACTCTGCAGGCCGCTCAGTCGGTACCGCCGATCGGCCACGGTGATCACCACACCGTGCGAACGGTCACCCGACAAAAACAACGCCACCGCTTCTGCCCCGGGATGTGCCGCGGCCGTAAAGCCGTAGGGTTCCAGATGCTCAACGCTGGATTTGGGGTCGCCGGCCACCAGCGCAACATCCACCGTCTGGCATTTGGCTGCGCTATTCAGTCCCCTCACCACCGCGCGGGCAAGCAGGTTTGACAGACCTCGCTGTATGGCCTCCATCGGATTACGCATCAGAAATCATCCTCTTGTTTGGCCTTTTTCCGCTTCCCGGGTTTCTGTGGCTCTGGCAGGTACGCATCCTCCGGCCCCACGCGTAATTCGGTCACCGTGCCCCCCTCATCCTGGGAATACGTCACCTCGGCGATCACCATTTCCCGGTTGTTAAAGTCCAGCAGCGGATCGAACACAATCACACGCTGGTTCGGCTGCCATAGCTGCCCGTCTCCCTGGCGCCAGCCCTGCACCGTATAGGTGGTTTCGTCCGTCCGCGCCGCGCGCTGCCGTGCCTCAAACTCACATCGCGCCTGACAGGTGGTGCCGGTCGCATTGCCCGTCTGTTGGATGTAATGCGGGCGATAGCGTTTGACGCCGCTATCCTTCGCGGTCGAACGAATGGCAGAGATCGTCGCCTCGCCAAAATCATCGTCACCGCCGGCACGCTGGCCGGAAACCTGATAATCCGAAAAGCGATCGCGAATGCTCTGTTCGGTATCGCAACTCAGCACGTTCTCGCCGAAGACCAGCGCGGTCGTGGCGTGCACACTGCCAATGGCACCCACCACCAACCGCCCTTGCGGATCGTCATAGGCCAGTGCCTGCTGCTGGCCCAGCAATTTGTTCAACACCTCATGGACTGTTTCACCGTGATCCGCCTGGACGCCCTGCAGTGAACCCGCCGGGGCGCCGGCATCAACCACGGTAAGGTTGAACGGCTTGGCAAGCTGCGTGGCAATCTGCGCCAATGTCCGGCCGGCAAATTGTGTGGGCGCCGCGGTGCAGTCAATCAGATCCGCCGTTCTACTCCGGCCGGTGATCCCAAAGGTAATGCCCCGGGCGTCGTAACGTATCGGCGTGGCCTCTACCCAGCCGGTGATCACCAGGTCATCACCGATCGAGACTTCGACGGCATCCCCCTTCTTTACCCGCGGGGCGAGCGGGACACTACCCGACTCCCCCGGCCATTGGCGGGTTATCTGCACGTTAAAATCCCTGGCCAGACGCTCAATTCCGGCCGCGATCTTGACGGTAGTCCAGCCGCCCCACTCGCGGCCGTTCACTCTCAGCGTGACGGTATTATTCATCGAACGGGGACCCTCAATGGCTGAACGGGAATAAAGCCGGGATGCTTCACGGCATTACGCCCCGTAATGTCGATCTCGCGGGCGGCGTTGTCATACCAGGTGGCGGCGAGCACCAGCGCCGGCAACACGTCTGGTGGGGTACGGGTCACCGTTTTTTCCACCTGCGCCAGGCGTGTAGAAATATCCCGGTTGGTATCCGTGCGAACCCGGTTAAGGGAAAGGAAAAGGCCATCATCGGCCGTGCGCTGCAGCTCGGTATCAATGACATGATTAAGCCCGGCGCGCACGGCGATCAAATCGTCCCAGGTTACGGGCGCCGGCACAGAATTATCCATGCCGGCATCATTGAGCGCCGGATGTGACACAACGGGCGTTGCGCTCTCAGGTGATCGCTGGTTGACTGGCGTTTTGGGCTGAGGAAGCAGCGTCACCGTATAGGCGGCTTCGCTGATGGCCGTGGTGCGAATGGCTTCGGCAACGTAGTTCTGCTGCGACTTCACAACCTGGGTTGTCGTACTGTCAGTATTCCATACCCCCCGCGGCGCCAAATCATGCCCCAGCGTCACACCGGAAAGCGTGTCGATCAGCGTCACCAGATCCGATGCATCACCGGTGAGGCGATTGCCGGCGCGCCACATTTTTTGCAGGGCATTGACAAAGTTCATGCCAGAAGACGGCGGCATCAGCAGCACCGACAGATCCCCCTGCAGTAAACGCGCCGCCGCGGCAATCCCCTCATCCACCATGGTGAAGGCATCCGCCACGGTATTTATCATCGCGGTGGCCTGGTCGAGCACATCACTTTGAATAAAATCCGACAGGCCCCCCAGGCCAAAACTGGAGAAGGCGTCGCCAATACTGTCGTCAAGGGCCGAGCAGGACGAGACCAGCACTTGCCCTGTCGCCACGCCCGAAGTCGGAAACGACAATTCCCCCGCTTCAACGAAACTGAAGCTGATCCGGCACATGCGTCCTTCGTTGTTGCTGTGACTGACGCGCACTTCACCATCAACGCAGATGGCCATTTCACCGTAGTTGGGGTGTACCAGCGTTCCCGGCCCCGGGGTATCTACAGCCGCAATGAGCCGATCGCGCTGGTCAATGTAATCATCCCCGATCAGGTAGGCGCTGATCGTGAATCGCCGCGTTGCCCGCCCGAGATCTTCGGTATAGGGCTTGTCGCGATTGGGATATTCATGCGTCTGCACCCGGCGGCCGAATGTGCCTTCGTCACTTTCAACACTAAAAGGCACACCACGGAACGACGCTGGCTGCAGCCTGCTTTTCCATCCAGCCATAATGACTCCAGGCGTAAAAAAACCCGCGGCGCGGGTCAGGGTTTGGCAAATCGGTTATAACCGACATCGTAGGAAATACCGGGAGGCAGCTTGCTGTCCGTCTGCACCTTCATACCTGCCGGCATATTCTCAAACTTGAACGTAAATTCACCACCCGGTGGCTGTTGCGGCGAGGGATTGACCGGCCTGAGCAGGGAAACCGAAGGTTGATACTGCCGCCCCTGGTTTTCCTCTCTGCGCCAGGGCAGCAGCTTTTTCCCCAATTCATCAACGCTATCGAGACCAGGTAGATCATTGAGCGTGCGTGTCACCACGTTGTCTTTCAACCAGGTGAACCGCTCCTCCAGCGGATCGGCTACGTACTCTTTGGCGGTGAGCGCGGCGCCGATCGTCCCCAGACGGCCAAGAGCCATCACGCCACCGCCGAATAACCCGGTACCCTTTGTTACCTTCCCAAGTTTCCCCATCTCTTTCGTCACGCTGCCGATGGAGCTGACCATGTCAACGGACCACTTGATCACCATGAAGGCCAAGATGCCTTTAAGCACGGTCTCCCACCCACCGATGGCATCAACCACCTTGTTGATCTCGGCCAGGGCGGATTGTATGGTCGGGCCCACGGTATCCCAGTTCTCGACGATCAGCCCGCCGGCCAATACCAGCAACGTCACCAACTTGCCCAACGGCGACATATTCATCACGGTATTGAGCAAGCCAAATGCCTTTTTCACCGCACCAACCGCACTGGCAGTCCCCAGCAAATATGCCCCAAACTTGGCAACAGACTTGAGCAACTCAGGATTTGCCTTCACCCAATCACGCAGTTGTTCGATAAATGGCATCAGCTTGCCGATACCCTTGTTCAGAGCCGGCAGGAACATATCACCGATCGTCACACTGACCGCACTCATCTGGTTTTTGAACAGCTGGATTGCATTCGCTGTCGTGGCGGCGCGCGCGGCGTACTCCTTCTCCATTGAGCCGCCGTAGGCCTGCTGGTCAGCGACTTTGGCAAAGTTTTTCCGCAACAGATCAAGGTTGGTCAGCAGGGGCGCGATCGCCCCCAGAGATTCCTTGCCGAACAGCGCTGTCATGACAGCGGCCTGTTTTGCTTTGGGAACCTTCGCCAGCGAGTCCAGCACTTTCAGCATGGCGCCCTTGGCATCTTTCTGCATGTCGGCTGCCAGAGTTTTCGGGTTAATCTTTAACGCTCTGAGCGCCCGTTTCTGTGAAGCTGTAGCAGCGCCACCCGCGGTCAATGACAGCATGAAGTTCTTGATGCCCGTCGAGGCGATCTCGGACTCCACCCCCATGCCGGCAATGGTAGCGCCCATTGCCGCAATCTCGCCTGACGCCACGCCGGCCACTTCCCCCAATGGGCCGATCCGAGTAACAACCTCAGAAATCTTGGCCGCACTGGCGGGGCCGGTGTTCCCCAGGTAGTTGATCTTATCCGCCAACCCGACTACGTCTGTCTGGGTCATTTTGAAGGCCGTACGCCACTGCGCCATCATCTGGCCGGACTCTTCCGCGGTCTGGTCGAATGCCACGCCCATTTTTACGGCAGACTCGGCAAAGGAAAGCAGCTCTTCTTTGGCGATGCCCGCCTGGCCGCCGGCCGCGACAATCTGCCCAATCCCCTCGGCGGCCATCGGCAACCGTGTAGACAGGTTCAGCACATCGTCGCTCATCTGCTTGAACTGTGCCGGGGTATCAAAATCCACGACCTTGCGCACATCGGCCATCACCGATTCAAACTCAATGGCCTGATTTATCGGCAATGTCAGCGCCCCAACGATACCGGCACCCACCGCCGCAGCGCCGGTCATAATGGAGGAAAACTCTTTACCGAACCCCTTGACGTTGCGCTGCATCTTCTTCATGGGTTCGGACAGCTGATCAACCGCCGTAATGATCGCCTTTAACTGAAAGCTGTCAGCCACGGTTCATCTCCTCATTGATGCGGATGGCCTCAGCCTCCAGCTCAAAAAACCGGCTCAGTGCGAGCCGGCGCAGATCAAGCGGGTTCAATCGCCAGAAATAGGCAGTGTTGTAGAGCCGCTTTCGGAGTTCCCCGGGGTTTTCGACGCCGTAAAAAAACCTAGAATAGACATTGAGATAGCAAAAACATCAAACAGCGCCAACTGCCTGGCGGAGGAAAGCGGAATGCCAGCAAGCTCCGGGATATAGGCCAACGCCGCGGCGGAATCCAGCTTGACGCCGCCGGACTCCGTCAGCGAAAACGGCATACCAAATTTAGCCACCTGGTCATACGTGGGCTCCTGCAGCTCAATGACATGCAGCGTCTCGCCGTGCGCCGTGATCGGCTTACTCAGGGTGATTTCTTTCATTGATAGAATCCTTCTTCACCGTGGAATTCCAGGTCGGCGGTGCCTTCTTCGGGGTTATGATTGGCCTCACCGTGCAACCAGGCGCTGCCCAGCACATACACCATCCCATTTGCCAGCTCGGCGGTGATGGTCATGGCCGTAGACGACACCAGCTTGTTGATGGGAAACGCCTTCGGCACCTTGAAGGTGCCTTTCACATAAGGGGCGCGGTGGGTCTCTTTGTGATCCACGTCCCCCGCCAGGCCAATTACATCATCGCGCACCACGGTGTTCATCGGCACTTCAATGCCACCGGTGAGCGACAGTTGCTGGCCGTCAATTTTTAGGTAACAGGTACCGGCGATCTTAGCCATCAGGCGGCCTCCTCGTTGTACTGCAGGCGGAATTGGTTGAGCAGAGCAAAGACACGCAGCTGATTGACGTAATCCGGTGGGAACAGGACATCCAGGCGGCTCGGGTCATTGGCGTTACGCTCAACAATCAGGTATTTCTGGAACAGCTCGAAGTTTTCAACAATGCCCTCGCGCTCAAGCTGGCGATAGGTCGCGCAAAGCTCACCGCGGATCACCGCCGGCGTCACAATGGCCTGACCCGGCCCAAAGCGCGTACCATCGTTCGCCAGCTTGTGGCGCCCATACTTCGAGGTGATCACCGACTTGAGACGACGCAGCACATAAGCGCTGGTATGCAGCGTTTCGCTGTCCAGATAGCTGTTATCCGCCACACCGTAGGCATTTTTCTTGTACGTGGTGATATCACGCTGGATCCGCAGGCTGCCGCCTTCCGCATACGCGGTCGCGATACCATGGGTCAGCAAGGACTGCTGCTCCGTCATAATGAAGCGCTTACCCACCGGGGCCGGCATTGCGCCCGTCAACTCTCCGGTCTGCGTCGGCCGGGCGGGATCAATACGCAGGAATACCGCCGCGCGCGCAAGGCGGCCGGCGACCAGCTCATCCAGCGGCGTCTGGCAATCCGGCTCATAGCCGGCAACGGTAATATGTTGGTTATTGAGCCCGTCACCGAATGCCACCAGCTCGGACAAATCGCCGACCTTAGCGGTATACACATGGCCATACAGCTGCCGCATATAGCTCCAGCGGCCGCTGCTGTCGTTCATTTCCATCGCCATCAGCTGCAGGGACGGCATGTCGCTGAAGGGGAGTCCGATGTAATCAAACGGCGCATCGCCCATGGCTGCCACCGCCGGCGCCAGTGAGGGGGAACCCGCCCCGCCCTTCATGACGCCAATCTGAGCAGTCAGCCCGGCCGGCACCTCTTCACCACCCACGCTGCCGTAATAGTTTACCGCCAGCGGAATATCGTTACCCGATACCCCTTTGTTTACCGCCGTCAGCGTCACTACCCCCTGCACATCGCCGCCAGACGTTGCCAGTACTTCTGCCTTTACGGGCAGATCCGGACGCGCATTGATAGCGGCGGCGAGTGTTGTGGCAACAGCCTTGGCCTTATCTTCAGTTGCCACCACTGCCTGCACCCGGGTGGTGCCGATATACAGGCTGATGCTGCCGGCGGCCGTCGCCGTGCCGGAAAGGGTCACTGTGCCCTTGGCGGCGGTTCCCGAACCATCAGGCAACGCAATCACCCACAGCTCACCAAAGGGGTCAACCTTACGGTAAGCCGCGACCATTCGCGCCAGTTGACTGCCACGGCCGGCCAATTTCCCCGCCAGATCCGCGGAAGGCATGATAACCAGTTCGTTTGCCGCTATCTTGGAATTAGGCAGCGCCATGCCAAACAGCAGCGACGGGGCGTTATCCTGCGCCGTATTTGCGGCGCTGTTGTCCATTTCCGCATAAAACAGCGGAACCCGAACATCCGCCGGGATGTTATTAAAGCTCACGGTCATTGTGTGTTACCTCTCGGTTTGGCCGGTGAATTGTCTTGTTGTCGAACATCGCCGGCCGCCAGCCGACGCATCCAATACGTGCTGGGTTCAACATTCCTTCCGACTGGTGGCAAAACATCGCCACGCGCCGGGTCAGGAACGGTTCGCCCTTTGTTGGGGATCAGATACATGGGTTACTCGCTGAAATGTATTTCGGTGTGGTGCTCGATCTTCCCATCGGGGCCAGCGCCAGGATCGATGTAATCCACATCAATCGACAAGGTTTTGAACTCGTCCAGCGCGTCCAAATCGTCCTGTTGGCGGGTGTCTTCCTCGGTTATCTCCCGGTCTACCGTAAAATCGAACTGGTAATAGAGTTCGGCGCGGTTCAAATCGAGTACCGTGCCGCCGGCATAGCAAATGGGGCCGGCATCCGGATCCGGCTCCCAGCCCAGCAAGGCTTTCCAAACCTCGGCCCGCACATCGTGCACCGCATCGTAAGACGCCCACTGCCCACGCTCATCGCGCCCGTTGCTCAGCACCACAATGACCGAAAACCCTTCGGTCAAATCCTGCCAATAGTCCGTCTGGCTCTTCTGCTCGCTGGGTGTATCATCGGCCGGCACAACATATGCCGCCGGGAGCAGCAGTTTCCCGACATCGGGGATAGCCTTGAACTGCGCCGCGCCTCCGACCCGGTTTTCAAACCGCGGGCAGCGGGCACGCAGTGCGGCAATAATGTGGGTTAATTTCACGCTGTTTTCCTTTTGCGGCGCTGTGGCCGCAGCGATTTTCGCAATTCACGCGAAAGGGTGTATCGGGTCCAGCTGCGCCGGCGATCCAATACCTCCACCATGAAGTTATTACGCGGAGCAATCCGCCACTCGGTGCCCCCCGAGGCGCCACGATGATGTTTTTTCTGACGCTTCGCCCCACGGCGAACCCCGTAGAACAGAAACGCAGGGTAAAAAGCCCCGTTAATATGGCGGTTTCCCTCGCCGTTCTTCTGGTTGGGAGAGATCTTCACCATCAAGCCCGGGCGCCGCTTTGAGGCCCGCGGGACGTAGTAACCGATAGAGCGCGCAAGGCGGCCGGTTCGGAAGGCCGGGTTATCCCCCGGTGCCGAGCGGCCACGATGCATCACCAACCGCCGCGCATCGCGCATGTGGATCTGACCGATGCGCACAAAAGCACGCCGAAGGCGGGCACGGTTGAAAACCAACTCTGTCGGTTGCTGGAAATCAACGTGTAAAGACGCTTTCGCCGCCATACCGCTCACTCCTTCGGGTTTCGCTGCCAAGCTCTTCGCATTCCAGCAACAGGAAGCGCCCTTTACTGTTCAGATCGCGCACACGCCGCACCCGGTAAACCTGGCCGGACAATACGACCTCGTGATCGGCGGTAATGCCAGAACGGTAACGCAAGGTGAAGTAATGGGTGACGGTCGTCTCCGTCTGGACCGACGCCTGATAAGTGGCCGCACCCACCTGCGCCATCTTGGCCCAGGCACGGAACGACTCGGGAAAAGTCGGCGCCAAACCGAAACTGTCTGTCGGTTCATCTACGCGCCGCCGGATAACGATCCGTTTATCCAGCTCGCCCGGGTCGGGCAGCAAATAGCTGGCACTGGTCTGCGCCTGACGGATTTTCATAGCGGGATATACCTGTAGGGTTGCACGTTCCACAGAAAGCCCATCGGCAGGCTGGCCTTTTCAAAGTCCGACACCGCCGAGCGGTTCTCATAGTAGTGGGTTGCCAACAGCAGCATGCCAATCTTGATATCGTCGGGAAGGTGCAGACCATCCGGATCAGACTCGGGGATCTCGCTGTCGGGTGCATAGAGTTTTCGATTAAGAAACGTCTCGGTACGCGTCTGAACCGCCCGGCCAATCAGTTCTAGCAATGCATCTTCCTCTGTAAAATCAGGCTCCAACTTGCACTGCGCCTTGATTTCTTCGAGTTTCAGCAACATATCTTTCTCCAGTGCCCGCCAAACGGCGGGCACAAAAAAACCGCTTTACGCGGCATGTTGAACTTCGGTTGGTGTCGCTATCAGCTGCTGGCCGACCCTTTACCCACCAGCGCCTTGATAGCGGAGGTATCTTCCAGGATACAATCGAAGCGGTGGAAAGCGACGAAGCCGGTCTGATCGAACTCGGCATAACGCTCAACCAGGCGCTTGAGGATCATGTAATTGACGCGGCGGATGATGAAGCGATTGAAATCGCCGCAGAACATGAACTTCTTGCCGGCGCCAATATCATCGATCTCCTGATCAATCACGTACGGCACGTTAAGCACCGACGCCGGCGCCACGCCGACAATATCTGGCAGCCACAGTGGGCGACCCTGGCCGTCTTCCATTTCACTGATCAGTTTCAGCGTATTATCGTTAAAGGCCAGGCGGAAACGGTCGCCGCGACGGTATGCCGGGTCGATGGAATGTTTCAGCGTCAGGATCTCTTTCCAGTTCACCGCTGTTGCCGATGCGGTCGCGGTGGTTTTATCCACGGAAGCGGCCAGACCTTTCGGCTGTTTCGGTGTACCCGTGCCGGTACCACGGATCAGATATCGCGCCTCACCGCGGCCGATACGCTCGGCGATCCGGCGGGCAAGGTAGGCTTCCATATCAATCGCGCTATCCTGCAGCAGCTCGTTGGATACGCGGATGATTTTGGATGTCAACTTCAGCGCACCCAGGCTGTCCATGCCGAATTCGGTATCTTCTTCGCCGGCTTCTTCGTTCTCACCCAGCAGCACACCCACCTCATCCGTGCCGTCAGCTGTTGCCCACTCCATGGTTCGGCCGTCAGAGGTGGTCAGGATCTGCGCCACACCGGCGATGCCGCCATAGGCTTTCATCTGCTCAACCACTTTCGCCAGGAAGGTGTTTGGCACGGTGTAGCCGCCCTTCTCATCCGGCGCAACGCCCTGCGCGCGCAGCTCACGCAACGCCTGGCGCTCTTCGGCAGTCAGCTCGGCCGCACCGTGACGCATCCATTTATCGAACACGGCAACGCGCTGCTCAGGATCTTTACCTTTAGGGTCTTTGTTCTGATTTTGGCGCTGCTCCTCTTCCTGCTGCTCAATAAATGATTGATCCAGCGAGCGCAAGGACTCTTCCCGCTCGATTTTCTCATCGACGGCCTGCAGCTCGCCCTGGGCCTTCTTCCACTCGGTGCGCTGCTCATCGGTCCAGGCGTTATCACCAATTTTGTCATGCAAGGCGCGCATGTCGGTGGCGATGGTGTTTCGTTTTTGCTTCAGTTCATGCAATTTGGACGCAGACATAGTTTTTCCTTACACATTAAGTAAAGTCAGGAGGCGCTCACGCGCCATTCGTTGGTTTACGGCATTGGTGATCGCGCCACTATCGCGCGCCTCCTGCCAGGCTTTCAAAGAACGGACGGCAGAATCTGCCGCCTGATAGGCCGGATACGTCACCGGACTGACGTCATACAGCCGGGAGAATTTGTGGATCTCGCGAATAACCACGCCTTCCTCGTCCTCGTACCAGCGATCGCCGTCGCGGGCTACGCGGAACGCAAAGGAGGACTGGTTAATGTCGCCGCGTTGCATCGGCGCCAGCACCAGATCGCGGATCGTCTGGGTATCCGGCGCCTCAATGTCATACTGCAGACCACGTTCATCTACGGAAACCTTGAGCGTTCCCGAGGTACTCCGGCCCAGAATGAAGTTGGGATCGTGGTTAAACAGCCCGCGTACATCATCATTCAGTACATCATCGAAGGCGCCTGGCTTGATTATCTCGCGAAAGCCCCACAGCGGTTCAGAACGGATATTGAACACCGAGCCGTAACCGATAATCCGCGTCGGTTGGTCTTCCTGCTGCTGCGCGCGCACTTCACCGCTGTAACAGCGCGTTTCTCTGTCACTCATCGGCGTCTTCCTCTTTGGTTTTGTCGTCGATTACGTTTTTGGTTGGGTTGGCCGCATTCACGCTGACCAGCATTTCATCCAGCCCGTCTACCGGGTTCATATCCTCGAAGGCGCGGGCCTCGTTGCGGCTCATCCAGCCGTCAATGATGGCGTAGTGGTAGAACTGGGCGCGCTCTTTCGGCGTGCCGCGCATCAGCCCTGCCAAGTTAAAGCGGACGTAATACCCCGCCGCCCGCTCCGCCCGGGTGAACAGTCGGCGGTTAAGCTCCTGCTCCCAGTTGGCAACCCAGGGCATGATGGTATAGCGGACAAACTGAATGGCCTGCTCGGTGATATTGCTGAAGGTGGCTTTTTCCAGATCGTTGATCATGTGCGCCGGCACGTTGAATATGCCGGCAATCATCGAACGGTTCAGCTTCATCATGTCGATGATCTGGGCGTCTACCGGGGACACTGACAGCGCCCTGTAATCAAGTTCTGCGGGTAACAGCAGGGTTTTATTCTCCTGGCCACGCAGCGCCAGCGACGCCTTTTGCCAGACTTTTTTCAACCGCTCCCAGCCCTTGTCATGGATCTCCCCCTTCACGGACACAATGCCCGCCGGCCGCGCATTCCCACTGAAAAAGGAACTGGTGTATTTCTGCCCGCTCATGCCCATGCCGATCGTCTCGGCGTGCTGCAGGATAGGACTGAGGCCCATTTTCTGGTTATTGCCCAGCGCACGGATGTGGATCATGTCGTCAGGGCTGATGGCGAAGCTGCCCAGCTCGTTATAGACGCCATAGGTATAGCGGCCGCCGGTATTCAGCAGCGTGGTTTCCCACGGCATACACGCCTCAAGCCCGCTGACCTCGCCGCGGCGCGTCCGATGCACCCGGGTAAACCCGTTACCCCAGCCGAGAATGTGCCGCTGCTTCAGCTCACGCCATTTATAGCTGGTCTGCCAGTCGTTGGGCTCGTCATGCACCAGATAAAAAACCGGGTGATCGCGCGCCACATTCACGCCTTTTTCCGTTTTGCGCATCACATGCAGCGGCATCTGGGCCACGTTGGACGCAAGCACGTAAATGCACGAATAAACCGCGGCCAGCTTCATCGATGTTTCCGGGCTGACGTACACGTCCGCCTGGAGCAAGCCGTCCATTTCCGCCATTTCGGCGGTGACCGGATTGGCCGGATTTTCCAGCGGCTCACTGCGAAATAGCGCATCAAGTAACACGTTTCCCCCTTCTGGCCGCGATCAGCGCGAATGCCAGCAAACCGCCGCCGGCGCTCTGAAGCGCAATGGCGGTACCAAACTGCAGATAAATGCCCGCCACCAGCAGACCGAAACCGGCCAGACCGATAGCATCGATAATCAATGTTTTCATAGATATAAGAGATCTTCGTCTGGATCGATATTGGAAAGAAAATCGCCCGGCTCATTCAGCATGGCGCGACCGATGGCCATAATCAGCGTGACGGCACCGTCAATCTTGTTCTGGGCCTGCTCCTTAACTGGCCGCACCCTATCATCGCTCCCCGGCAGATACTTGCCGATCACGTTGCTGAGGCACCAGACCATGATGGGGTTGCCGTCATGGTGGAACCGGCCAGACTCGATAGCGGCCTCCAGCTCTTTCATCGGGTCGGACATGTTGGTGTAATTCTGGACTATCTCAATGGGCGACATGTTCTCATCGGCCAGTTCGTGTGCCAGCCCGGCGGCACCGAAGGGGTCGATAGGCGATTCCTCTACCGGGTTAAGCCGGTTGGCTGCCCGGGCTTCTTCCATGATGTAACGGTAATCAACCTCTGCGCCCTCGGTGACCGTCAGCAGTCCCATTTCCACCCATTTCTGGAAACGTTCAGCCGTGCGCCGATCCTCGTTTTTCTCAACGCTGTAGACTGTGTCGTACGGCACCCAAAATTTCGGGGCGACACTGTAGTAGTGCCGCTTGCCGTCAATATCTCGCGTAAACAACCGTCCCATGCTGTTCATATCCAGCTTGCGCGCCAGGTCAAACGCCAGAATGCAGGGCTGCCCTTCAAACTGCTCGAGCGTCAGCGTGGTATCTTCACAGCGCTTCAGGCTCACCAAGTTATAGAAGGCATCCCGCGCCGCGACCCAAATATTGAGGTGTTTGGTCTTGAATGTACCGGCGTGGCGGGCGTTGTTGATCGCCCGCTGCTGCTGGCTGAGCAGGAAGTCTTTGTAAACCGAGACGCCCATATTGGGGTTGGCCTTGACCAACGCCTCCGGTTTTGTCCAGTCGTCGCCTTCGTCGATGGTATAGATGATGCCGAACAGCTCATCGTTCGGCACGGTACCGCTGAGCATCTCCACCACTTCCCGGCGCTTGTCGTAGCACGGCCCCTCGATGTTGTAGCCGGCCGTGGTGATCGCCCACATCAGCGGTTGCCGGCGGGCGCCCATGCCGGTCAACATGGTGGTATAGAGCGCATCGGTCTGATGTTCATGGTATTCATCCACCACCGCCAGGCTGGGCGATGAACCGTCGCCCGGGTTGCCGATCAGCGGTTCAAAGCGGGCGCCGTCCTCCGGGCGGTTGAGGTTGGACGCATTGGCCTCAATACCGAAAGCCTCCATCAGCATCGGCGTACGCTTGCACATCAACCGGGCCGGGCGGAACACTTCCCAGGCCTGCTTTTCGGTGGTCGCGCCGGAATACACCTCGGCGCCGAACTCACCGTCGCAGGTAAACCCGTAGAGCGCCACACCGGCCGAGATGGCCGATTTGCCGTTCTTGCGGGGGATCTCGGTGTAGACCTCGCGAAACCGCCGCAGCTTGGTGCCTTTATGCACCCAGCCAAAGACGGCGCAGACGATAAACAGCTGCCACGGCTCCAGGGTGATCGGCATTCGCTTGTATGCCCATTCGCCCTTGGTGTGCGGTAATAGCTGGATGAATCGCGCGGCCTGCTCTGCAAGGTCCCTGTCAAAGCGGAAGCGAAACTTTCGCCCCTTTTCTTCGGCCAGATCATCAAGATGCCGCTGGCAGCTGCTTACCACATACTGGCAGGCCACTATCTTGCCGCGCACCACATCACGCGCATACTGATTGGCAGCATTCACGTTGGGGTAAGATTTTCTCTTCATGATGTGATCAACTTAATGAATGGATTATCCGTTTTTTTCTGGCCGGCGAGTCCTATCAGCCGTTGGCGACTTCCCGGATCGAGCCCCAGCATGGCGCCGGTGCTGCTCATCTCCGTTTCCTGTTCTTTTTTCGCCGTCAATTGAGGGTTCTTTATCGGGCCGCCGGTGGCACCGGTAACCACGTTGCCCTGCTGGGCGATGTTCTTGACTGCCCGACGCCAAAACTCGTACGCCACGCACCACCGCTCCAGCACCGCCAGATCCGTGATGCACAGAATGCCCTGGCCGCAAAGCTCTTTGGTGGTCATTTGCCACATCACCGTGGCCAGGTGGAGCCCCTCTTCTTCAAACCATGCCGGCGGCTCCGCGCCCTTTATCGGGGTGAATACCGGCTCGTCCTTATTCAGGGCTCGTTTACCGGGGTTGCCGGCCAATTCCTTGCGGGCGGTCGGCTTTGGGCGCCGCCCGGATCGGCCTGCCGTTCCGGCCATATGCGCTCCAGATTAAATTTCATTTTTCGCGGGTGTAAAAACATGACGGGGCGGGCAGTACGGAAGAGGCAAAGCCGTAGAGATTTTCCCTCCCCCTACCGGCCTGAGCACCGCTCTCTCGCGGTCTTCGCCCTATGACAGGGGGTGCATAGGCTTTGCAAGTTGGCCTCGCTATCGCCTCCACCGTGCGCGAGAGGCACGATGTGGTCAACACAATCAGCCTCGGTTATCGCACCCCGGCGCAGGCATTCTTGACACAATCCCTTATCCCGCTTGAGGATCCGCGGCTTAATCACATCCCAACGGCTGCCGTAACCGCGCTGATGCCGACTCTGACCAGGTTTATAGTTGTGCCAGCCTTCACCTCGATGCTCACTACAGAATCCGCTGGGATCGGTCGTTGTATTGCGGCAGCCGCGTTTACGGCAGGCTTTAGGCGTGCGGGGCGGCATGGCCCGGGACCTTGTTGGTCATGGAGACCAATTCCTTTTGCACTAAATCCGTATGCGGCAGGGGGTGACGCGTAATCGATATCAGCGGGGCGGCTGCCAGTGGAGCCCAGCGGTTATACTCTAACGCCTGACTGTAAATTTCGTCATAGATGCGACGAGTTTCCGTGGCCAATGTTGCCGCACACTCAACCATCGAATCATGCATAGAGAGCTCATCTTCCAGGAGGAAAACGCTATCCCGAATCGCCAGGTGGCGAAGGTGTGACAGCTCGTCAATCAGCTGCTCAATGGTTCTCTTCGCCACAATGCAACGGCCAATGGCATCATAATTCCGCTCTTTCATACCGCAGTCCTCTTGAAGGCATAAGACCCAATGCCAACGCGGCCCAGGTCTGATTCAATCGTATTACTCTCAACGCAGGTAAAGCCTTGCTCAGCAAACCAGCGCAGCAACCCATCATGCGTGAAATACCAAATGTGCTCATTCGGCCGATAGTGATGTGAAGCCATAATGGCATCGCCGCCGGCGAAGATGGGGATCGACACAAACACCCACTGTTTAGCCTTTGCTACCGCCAGCTCGGGCTTGTCGATATGCTCCAGGCTGTCCCAGAACGTCAACGTCGGAAACGCGTCAGCCGTATACAGATCTGCCCAGCGCCCGCGCAGCTTTAACCATTGAACGCCAACCGGATTGACGTCATACCCCCATGTCTGAGGGCGCGCCTCCACAAACTGCCCGGCACCGATCCCCACATCGAGCACCATTCCATCGCCGTGATGGCGCTCCACCAACGCAACGCGCGATTTCGTCAGCGCATGCCCCATCGGGGTATCAGCCATCAGCTGGTATTTGTGAAAATAGCTGTCGTCATACGGCTGTTGGTTCACAGGGACGGGATAACGACCAATGCCCAGCGCCGGGACGAAGACCAACCCAGACTCAAGATGTTGAGAGAACGATTTCATTGAGCCAGTCCTTAAATTGTTGGCCAAAGCCGGTAATGTGTTTGGAGCACGCATGGTCCATCTGGCCACACATGCAGTAATTATCAGGCTGCGCCCAACCTACGCGGGAAAGGTCCATCTCCGGATCGGTAACAATATGTGGCGCGTTATGCCCGCCACAGCCACCCTGGATGATGAAAACCGGTGTTTTGTAGCAGATGGCGGCAGGAAGCGCCCAACCCACGCCAGAGACCACCACAGCAGCATGCTCAACCAACGCCAGTATCTGGGTTACAGACAACTCACCGGCGTGCAGCTGTAGATCGGCCGCCGGCGCATCGCCCACAAGCCACTCTTCGCCCTCTTCCAGATCCGCCAGACTGACCACATAAAAATGCTTTTTCAGCAGCGCTGCCGCCTCGTTGATGTATTTGGGGTCAGGGTTACGTGCAGGATTGGCCCACTCGCGCCGAACCGTGGCCGGACGAATAACCGCAATGGGTTTATCACTGATCACCGGCGACGGCCCATAGGAAGGCAAATCAAATTGGGATGCCACCTTGCAGAATTGCAGGGTCATGGCATCGACAATAGATCCTCGCGCCAGCTCGTCCGCCCCATAGAACACCGTGAAAACTTCGGCTTTCGTCGGTTCAGGCACATACCTCAACCAGGTGCGATCTTCGTTTTTCCGCTGGGTGCGCAGCAACGTGTTGGATTTGACGAATTTCACATCAAGATCCGCATACAACTCCGGCCAGGGGGTGCGAATGTAAGCCCCGGGGAATTGCCGAACAAATGCCCGCTGGTAGATGCTGTCGCCCAGGCCATACATCCCACGGATGTAGATGTTTCGCTTTATCGACATGAAAACCTTTAAATTGAAGAGAGCGCAGCCTCAAGAGACTGCCTATGGAAACATCGCAAGCGTGTACGCCGCGAACAGTTAACGATCTCGACACCTGCCGCCCAATCACGTAATTGGCGAAACTCATCATGCCAACGGGCTACACTCATGGCGTCAGGATTGGCGAGGCCAGCGTGGGCCCCATGCCAGTGAACACCGTCGCGAATTGAACAGTCATATCCCACCAGCAACACCCGCCGGGCACCGCGATATATGGCAAGCTCAATAGCTCGTTGGCCAGAATTAAAACTGCCTGGCAACTGGCTATCAAACTGCGCCAAATTGAACCGGTCAGCGGTGAACGGGTCGCTGCACCAACGATCGGCACCACACGTTATCTCTGTGTGATATAACTCCCACCAGCAGCAATCAGCGGCATAAATGACGGCACATGCCGGGATCAGGCGCCAACTGTTGTTGACCGCGATCGCCGGCAAACCTGATGCCTCCACCAGCGCACAATCCGCTGCAGTCAACGATGGACCGCTGGCGACGCAAACAACCGTATGCCAATCCATTCACAGCCCCGAAGAAAAAAGCCACCAGCCTGCCAATGCGCAGGGTGCGCGGTAGGTGCAGGGTGATGGCTTTGGTTATCAATATAGAATTTCCTGCTGGCTTGCCGAATATAACCCCGGTGGCGCAGTTAACCGCCACGAGATAGTTCAGTGCTTTTATTCTGTCAAAGGCACTCAGCGAATGCCTTTTGCAGAATTTTGTAAATCAACGTCTTGTCGCCAGGCGTTCAGCGTCTCTACCTGGCCGACACATATCAATAGTGCCGTTTGCAGTGCCAGCGCATAGCTGCCGATATCCCCCCACGTATCACCCTGCAGTTTTGGTTGCTCGCAGGGGGTGAACACCGACTCAGGGGGTAACAGCACGATCGGCGCCGGCGGCGGCGGTGTCCGTTCCGCGCAGGAGGCCAAGAACAGCACCAGGAGCAGTGCGGCTGGCGCACTCATCGTTTTTAATAGCATCCTGATATTTCCTCTGATAGATTTCGCCCCGCTGGCGCAGTTGCTGCTCTCTCCGTTGCTGTTCGGCCATCATTGCGCGATTACGGGCGTCATCCGCGCGCAGTGTGGTGATCAGTCCTGCCTGCTGCGCCAGCGTCTTTTGCTGCTCTGCAACCTGCTGGCGTGCCAGCTCCAACCGGTGCGACAACAGCGAGCTGTAACCGCCAAGGCAGATAGCCACCAGTAACAGAATCGCCAGGCTGCTGCCGGCGATCTTGTTCATCCAACCGTTCATGATTGGCCCCAGTTGCAGATCTCGCGCTCAACCTCACGCCGGTTAACCAACCCCTTCCAGACCTTGCCACCAGCCTTATTCCAACGCTTCATTTCGTCGCAAGCACCGCGGCTATCACCAGCATTCAATTTTTTCAGCAACGTGGAAGACTCGAAGGCTTTGATGCCTACGTTGTAGCTGAAGCTGATCAGCGCCGCTTTCTGGTATTCACTGGCTGGCACCTTCACTGAACGCTCTACAGAACGCGCGAAAGGCACCAAATCTTTATCCAGCATCGCCTTGCACTCGGCTTCTGTGTACGCCTTACCGGGGATGATGTCGGCGCCAGTATGGCCGTAACAAACCGTGAGTACGCCGGCAACATCGCGATAAGGCTTGTATTCCAATCCCTCCAGCGAAGGGATCAGAACGGCAGCAATCGCCATAGCCCCACCGCCAGCAGCGGCAAGCAGCTTATTTCGCAGGCTGGAGTTCATGTTAGATTTCCTTCGGGGCTTTTTGGCTAAGGTCGGCGATCACCCGGGCGGTCGCCGAAGGATTGCTGGCGTCGGTTTTGGTCAGAATGTCCTGCAGTATCTTCGTGCGCTTCATCTGCTCACGCTTGTTGAGCCTGTAGGTCAAAACACCCAGGACAATGCTGAATGCAACGCCAATGATGAAGCCCCAGTCCTGTAACGACAGGCTGGCGAAGAAAGCCGCAAGACCAGCGCTGCCATAGGTGGCGTTACTGTATCGCTCGTCCATCTTCATACTCTCCACCTCCCGGTTATCGGGCTGTGCTGTGGGTAAAACGAAAAAGGCCGCCAAATGGCAGCCTGTAATTGACGCGAATTGTCGCTTTGTAATTGTCGCTGGTGGATCACTGCCGATGGAAAACACCACCAGCGGCTGAAATCTGACCCACCAAAAAGAAAACCCCGCCGAAGCGAGGTTTTGCGCCATTTGCAATATTGGCAAAATATCAAATTAGCCTTAAATATGGCTCATTTTGTTCACTTTTGCAAGCATCATGCTGTTAAAAGCTGCCTTCTTGCTATTCTTTGGTTTGCAACACTGAAAAGCGCGCCTTCATCCAGCCCCTTGATTAGCAGCAAAAGGCGCTCCCAGTGTCCGGCATAGTGCATTTGCCAGTTATTCCGCTGGACTCCGGCCATGCTGGCAAGGTTGGTATAGGTGTACTCCCGCGGCAGACCTTTTATTTCACTGGCGACCACCTGCACCGCCAGCAATGCCAAGCCTTGCAGCCTGAGTTTTACCTTTTTGCTCAGGCGCACCGCACACTGATCTGAGAATTGTTCCCAGATATAAGGAACCACCTGCAACTGTTTATCATGGTAATTATAATCACCATAACAATAGCGCAACCATGCTTCCTGATGGGTATCCAGCACTGAAATGGCCCGGCGCCAGGAACTGGTGCAATAGGTCAGTTCCTCAATCAGCGGGAAGGGTTTCTTTCTGGTTCGCGTCTCTGGGCAGTGCATCGGATCCGTTATCGGGCAAACTCTGCGCTTTTCCAATACCACCGTGCGAACCTTCTGGCGCTTAAAACGTGTTGTGCGGATCATCGCCGAACCTTCGAATGCCGCCAGCTGGCCTTTACTCTGACCATGGATATCAGCCAGGGCGAGGGACACAGCACCACGGATATACTCCAAATATTGTTGATTCATCGTTTTGCCCCGCGCTTGTTTGCCGTGGTGATCGCCCCAATCCCGAATGCCTTATTCAGCGTGCGCACTAGGTGGAACAGCTGGCTGCCGTGTTTGGCCTCCCATGCCGCTACATCATCATGCAGTTCGTTATGGCATTTGCGGGTCAGAGGAATGGTGAAAATATCGTGAGGCTTGGTGCCAGTACCGCCCAGGCCGTGATCGATGATGTGATGCGGGTCGTCTGCCGGCAGGCCACAACCACAGCAGCACGGCTGCGACTTCACCCACTGGGTGTACTTTTCGCATTCCCAGCGCGTCAGTTTTGGCATCAGCATGAACCCCGCCGGCGGCGCCGGGTCCACATCAACGAGCAACGCCGGCTTAACCTTCTCCACGCGCTCGTTGATTATCGCCTTTGGCGCCTTTTCCCAGACGATATCTGACTCTTTACGCGTACCTGTTTCGTCTGGTGCTGGTGGAAGGCGCAATGCCGAGCGCGCCACCGAATCAGGCAGCAGATCGGAAACCCCATTTAGCACGGCCCACCAGCACAATTCCGGCAGGCTCAGCTGGTGGTCTTCTTTGAACCGAAAGTGCGTGCGGGCCCGGTACACTAACCAATCCGCAACATTCTGCTTCGCCAAAGCGTCCAGCGTCGGGTGGGTTTGCTCCCGCAGCAGGTGTTCATGGTGCCAGCACAAACGGACAGGCAAGCCGTCATAATCCAGAATATCCATGTTGTGATTGTGATAACCGTCGCCATGTGGCCACTGGCACTCGGTGCCGCGGCTCAGCCACTCACGCAGCGCAGCAACACCACCAGCGGCGCCAATAACTCGCTCATGCAGGAAGAATGGCAACAGACGCGGATCATTGGCCAGCCCCTGATCGGCTACCGGCAGCAAACCCGATGGGAGTGGTTTTAGCTCTTCTGGCTCGTTGGCAATCAGTAGCCGGCGCTGGCCGCTGAAATAATGCAGCAGCTCACGACCGGGGCGCAGCAGCACCACGCCCAGATCACGCTGTAGATAAGGGGTTAATAACATCCTCATGATCCGCTTACCGCCTTAGCCGAGTGTGCGATGCGCGCGGCGGCCGTGGTTAAATGGTCAGGATCCAACTCAACACCAACAAAGCTATAGCCCTCAAGCAGAGCCGCTTTACCTGTTGAACCTGAGCCCATGAATGGATCGAGAACGACGCCACCAGCAGGTGTAACCAAACGGCAAAGGTAGCGCATCAACTCAACAGGTTTCACTGTCGGGTGGTTATTCCTGGCCCCGCCAGTACGTCCTGCGCCTGCGCGTGGATCGTTAAGGCCAACGCTCCCCTCTTTTCTTCCGCCGGTCATGTCGCTGGCGGTGAACGGAAGGAAACGATCCATCCCTTCATCGCGTTCCGATTTGCAGACCTTCGCGCAGTAGAAGAAACGTGCCGCGCTCCCCTGGTCGTTGTGGAACGCACCAGGCACGCGATTGATCATGCCGCCAAACTCTACCGCGCCGCTAAACCCATTGGCCGTTGGCTCCGTCCCCTTGACTGGCGAACGAGCGCCCGAATTTTGCGGAAACTCGCCGATCACTTCTTCGCTTCCATCATGCAAAACATTGGCTGGCCACCGGCCAAGCTGATCTGATTTCCATTCACCACTATCGGGGGTTTTCTCATCACGAACATGAGACAGTAGGCCACCAGTGCCACCGCTTAATGCTTCCTCTGTCGGTACCCGGCAAATATCGATGTTTAATGCCCCGGTTCCGAACTGCAGCACATTCCCCTCCACCGTACCCAGCAGCGGCTTACGGGCCATAACAATCGGCTCATGCGCGGGTTTCAAGGCCGTGCCTTTGCCTTGGTGCTCACCAGTCAGGTTCTTCGATTTCGGGAACCCGCTGCCATAAATCCACATCAGCTGATCACGAATTTCAAAGCCGGCATCCTCGATATTTACCACCAGGCGGTGATAGGTACGAGCGCCACCGAAGGCAAGCAGATGGCCGCCAGGCTTGAGCACCCGCAGGCATTCTGTCCACTGATCTACCGTAGGCACTTGGTAATCCCACTTATGCCCCATGAAGCTCAGGCCGTAAGGAGGATCGGTTACTATGGCGTCAACAGAGTTATCGGCCATGCCGCGCAGGACCTCTTCACAGCGGCCAACGTTAAGTTGATATGTCACAGGATCCCCCTTTGCTGTTCAGCAGTGGTCAGCTGCTTGATAAAGCGATAACGCGCCTCGATGTTGAATTGGGTCAGTACGCGCACCCAGTTGCGTTCCCGGGCTATACGCCGCAGATCCTGATCATTGGCCCAATGGCTTCGCAACCCACGGATAAACCACCACCGGCGGATCTGCTGCAGTACAGCCACCAGAGGGAAGACGGCAACGCCACAAATTTGTTTGGTTACTGGTTTCATGCGGCCTTCCCTCCGTTCAGGCGCTGGGCACAATCAGCCCAAATGCGGTTCCATGCCGGTACCGCGTAACTCGGCTGCATGGTGCGCACGCCGGCTTTGCTGGCCTCAGTTCTCGCCAACGTCTCCAGCTCGCCCGGGTTTTGAAGCGGCAGACTGTTACCGATGAAACGTCGATAGGCCGCGTCACGCTCTGCGCAGGCCACCGGCGCCGAACGGACTTGCTCTGGCTTGCGCCCGCCGTCATGCCAGGCTGTAGCCGCCAGCAGGTTGCCCGGGAACTTGACCGGCTTGAACATCGCTTCCGGGTTCAGGTACTTGGCGTATTCAGTCCCCAGCCAACGCTGGACGAGGAATTCCACCACCAGCTTGAGTTCCTCCAGCGTGTGTCCGTCCACCAGCCGAGCCCGGATGTTCTGCAGGGTGGATTTGGCCGTTGTGTATTTGGCGCCCGTCAGTTGGTTCAGGTGTTTCAGCACCAGAATGGCCTGATCAGTGATGTGAATTTCTTCAGAAACAACATCCGCCTGGTCGGCCGCCGCCGGCGGTTGACCAAAAGTGTTTTTATCTGATGGATCATGTTTTGAATTTACTGACGGATCGTATCCAGATTCTGGAGGGTCAAAACGCCCCGTGTTGCTAGATTTTGACGGGTCAGATTTTGAGGTATCAAATTTTGAGGCCTCAGATTCTGGAGGGTGAGAATTTGCAGCAGCGCGAAGCATCTCAACGTTCAACTGCGTCATGCTTGAAGTGTTGCGGTTGCCCTTCCGGCGCTGTTGGCGGGTGATCCAGCCGTCTTTTTCCAGTTTGGCCAGCGATGCGCTCACCGTGCTTTCACTGGCGCCAATCTGACGCGCGATCGTCTTCACTGACGGCCAGCACAGGCCTTCATCCGAGGAAAAGTCAGCCAGGCGCGCCATTATGGCTACCATGGACAGTTTCATGCCCGCCGCCGCGCAACCGTCCCACACGTATGCGGTCAATTTCGTACTCATAAAATAGTCCTGGTAAAACGGGCCCAGAAGATGATCAGAGGGCAAGCACAATGCCACTCGTAGCCTGGGCGCTGGTAAACAACTTTCTGATTTTCAATGTCATGCTCGGCAATGACGACTACGTGACCATGCTGATCACGCCAACGACTGCCGATATCTGGGTAATTAGCCGCCATTAGCCGCGCCTCCACTCGTCGTAGATGCGCTGCAGCAACTCTGGGAAGCGCGATTCATAGAAATGGGGCTGGGTTTCCCGCGGGTTATTCGGTGAGGTGATGTTTTTCCCGAACCGCAGACCGGCGGCGGTGATCGACCAGAAGTGCTTTTCACCGTGGCGCCGACTTGGGCGGCTTTTGCGCTCGACTATCCGCAACCGCTCCAGAATGCGATATGCCACCGGCGTGCTCATCGTGCTGCTGTTCAGCTTCAACAGAGTGGTGATCGCCGCTGTCGGCCGGCTGGAGCCGTCAACGGCATCCGATGGCGCATCAATGGCGTATACCGGCATCAGTGCCGGCAGGCCAGCCAGCTCTTGCAGCTTCTGCAATGCCCCCAGGCGTGACGACTGAGAGAGATTCAGCAGCTTGGTAGCAGATTCCACGATCAACAACCCGGCCTGGATCTGGTCTGTCTTGGTCGCCGGCAGCTGTGGCGCCGGTACGTTGGCCTGCTCCAGCGCCGTCATGCGATCGAACACCTTCGCCTGTATCTCGTAGCTGTAACTCATGGCCATCAGGCAGGCTTCGCGCTTGGGTAAGTGCAGACATGGAAGCTCGCGCCCGGTCGGGTCGGTGTACTGAGCGAAAAATTTCGTTGAGTGGTTTTCACCCAATACGCGCGGCGCCTTCGCCATAAAATCAGCGTGGCGCAAACGGGTATGGCCCTTGCTCGGGAACGAGGCGCCGGCGGCGATCGCTTTTGACTCACGCTCAGCGTTGATGTAGTCCACCAGCTCCAGGCTGGTCATAGTGATCCCGGTCGCTGGTAGATTAGTCATGCTTCACCTCGCTGTGTCGTGACAACCAGGCGCCGCCATCTACCACCCATCGGGCAAACTGGTAGTTGCTGGCAATCCACCGACCCAGTACATTGACCTCATACCGGAACGGCGACGCAGAATTACCGCCAGTCATTGCACGGCAGCGGATTTGCGGCACCATAAAATTTCTGGTTAAATTGCTCATGCGATTATTTCTCCACACACTGATTTACTCGCACCGACGCCCAGGGGCTGCAACCTCTGGGCGTTACCCTTTCTGGCACTTGGCCTTTTTGCCAAACAGCGCCAGCACCGCCCTAACCTCTGCATCACGCGCCTGCAGGTGCTTACGGTGATAACGCATGATCTCGGCAGCCTCTTTCTCATCAATGACGCCATCAGCAAGCGACTCCTGAATGATCTGATCCACATGCCCACGGTGTGCGGCGGTGCGGATGCTTTTGCTGAACAATTCCACCTGGTCCAATTCGTCAAGAGCGGGGATCTCCACCACCAGCAAACCCCGGCGACGGGCGAAATATTCGGTCAGCAGGTTGGTGCCCGAGATATCCTCCATCGCTTCCAGTTCACCGATCTCGAAGAAGCGGCAGCCGTTCTTCTCGTAGAGGTTGTTGTTGAACGCCGTCTCCGACATGCCCAGTGCGCCGGCCATCGCGGATCGGCCACCAGCAACCGCCTTACACATGCCTTTCACTACATCTTTCAAATTTGGCTCTACCATGTTGATTTTCCTTTGGTAGTTACTGTTATCTTGCCGAGGCAGTAGACTTCTGTATCAGTTCGATGAGAGTCAAATATCACTACTGCCATTGCTCACGTTGCTGAATCTTTCTGGATAATCCTCGCGGTTGAATCTGATCGCGTTATCAGTAACTTCAGATATCAACAACGCGTATTGCCATGGAATTAGCTCCCCCCACAGGCTGACGGTGCTCTTTGATACTCCCAAAGCCTTTCCTGTGGCGTTTGTTCCACCGAAATGGGCCAAGACTTCTGATTTTTTCATGCTCATCTCCTAGTTTATTATTGAGTTTAACTATCAAAACCCAACAAGGTCAAGCATCAAAACCATATGTGTTTAAAAATACAAACATGAAAATTCAAGACATGACGATGAGTGAACGCATCAAGATGCAGATGCAGAAACTCAACCTGAAAAGCAAAGATCTAATTGAGGCCACCAAGGCGTCAAAGGGCACCGTGAGCCAATGGGTGAACGGAGGAAACGAACCATCTGCACAATATATAGCTCCACTGGCTAAAGTACTGAGAGTCAGTGAACAGTGGTTGTTGTTAGGCGGCGCTCAAAGGCAAAAATCGCCGGTCGCGAATACCAGAGAACTCCAAAAAATTCCTCTATTATCATTACAGCAGGCGGGGGAATGGAGCGATCTAATGAATCAGGATTTAACTCACTTCCAAAATTGGATAACAGTCTCGGATGACGTATCCCCCTTCTCATTTGCAGTACAGATGGACAATGACTCTATGGTAAGCGCGGTCGGAGATGTCACAATTCCACTTGGCGCCACGGTGATAGTTGATCCAACCCAAGAGCCAACGGCTGGTCGTATTGTTATTGCATTGCTCGATGACCACAAGACTGTCACAATTAAGAAGTTATCCGTCGATGGACCAAACATCTACCTTGTTCCACTTAACAGCAATTACAAAGCGATCCAAATTGCCAGCCTGGGCCAAGTAATTGGTGTCTGTTTACAGGTTCTATCAAGACTACCCTAACCGCAGCATACAATTTGAGAACATCACATTAACCAACCCAGTATAACTGGGTTTTCTTGTACTCCCGCCTCGCTCAAGTTTTGATATACAAACTTTTCGCTTGACGCATTTGTTTTGTTATGTAAACTTTAATTCATCAACAGCGAACAGGCAGGACGCCCACGAAGTAGCCGCACGAGGCGCATGAAGATCGGGATGATTCGCTCAGGTAACTTTCAGTAAGGGGTTAGGTGATGGAAAAGCAGATGAATGGCCGGAGGGTCGAAGTAATGGTAAACGGGGCCACTGTCGCCGCCATTGATACCAGAACAGCAGTAGCGGCCGATTATCTCATTGCCATGAAGGCTTTTACTCAGGCCCTGACGCATACGGAATCCCTCGAAGTTGAGGCAAATGCATCAGGGAAGACGATCAGGCATCCCAACTTTGAAACCTTTGGCGCCCTTCCGATTAAAGAGACCAAAGATCTTTAATGAAACTATCAACGTGGATTGTATCGGCGTTGCGGGATGCTCTCAGAAAATAGCTTACGGTTTCATCAGATAGCTCAGTATTCCATTTTTTATAACTGTGGCCTGGGAAGTATTCATCAAATATCGATTCAACTGCAGCCTCACCGGTCGGAACGTCAGAGATCAGATCACATTGGTGCAGGCATTTAGCAATAAGAGTTGATTTAAGCATATGAAATCCTTCTTGGTTGTGTGAGAACTCCAAGATACCACGCGCCGGGCGTGGTTAAAAATCCCGGCACACAACGGCATGCTCACTCGCCCTTTCCCTTAATTCTGGGAGCGGTGGAGGATCTTGACTCATGAGTGAGCATACCGTTGTGGATCTGGCTGGTGGACTTCAGGGGCGTTGTCCGCCGGCCACCACAACCGATGAATTGCTGTGTGTAGTCTTTGGCGGCCACGCCGAACTTCAACCCACCAACACCAGGAGGATGAAGATAATGTTCATAGGCTGGCCGCCCTTTTTACACATCAGGTGGCGTACTGTGCCGGTTTTCTTTTTTATTTCTACACAGTATAGCCCGGCGCGGTGCGCCACCTGGTGTGTGGAGAAAACCGCGGCGATCGCCGCTTCGTGTGAGGACTATTTTATGAGTGAAGACCGCAAAACCAATGTGCCGGACTTTCTTGGTGAACTGGATGCCGGCGTGTTTGAAAATAAATTTTCAGCAGCCTTAAACGCTACTGCGCTGGGCGTTCTTAATAATGGCGGTAAAGGTAAAGTCGTTATTACCCTCGACATTGACCGTTTAAGCAATTCGGTTGAAGAAAAGCGCGTCAGCATTAAACATCAACTGAAATTTGTAACCCCAACACCACGCGGGAAAGTTTCAGAAGAAGATACCACCGAAACGCCAATGTACGTTGGCAAAGGCGGTAAGTTAACAATCCTGCAAGAAGACCAAGGCCAGCTATTTACAGTAGATGGCGGCACTGACGGTAAATTACGGGTCGCTAAGTAATAACGCGCCCTTATTCATAAACGCTATATTTAATTAACCCAAAGGATTATTTTATGTCTCAATTAGATGGCGGAGCAATTCAACAAGTTAAAGACCTGGTGATTTCTGGTTATCACCTTCGTGATATCGAAGGGTTAGCCTGCCCGACAGCAATTTTACCTGAAGGTGTTGGCGTTGAAAGCCTTGAGCGATTCGGCTTAGAACGCTTCCGCTTCCGCGGTGCCATGGAAACAACCAGCATTGCCGATTTTGTTCGCTACTCCACTGGCTATGCCAAAGCGGAAGAGCCAGCACGCTGCTTCATTGACGCCGACAACATGAGTGCACGGTCAGTGTTCAATATCGGTTCCCTTGAGAACCCAGGCCATGCAGATAACGTCGCCTCGATCAAACTCAAGAAAACCGCACCATACCGTGCATTGCTGGCAATTGATGGCGATCGCCTGCGCCAGAAAAATATTGCCGAATGGCTGGAAGACTGGAGCGACTATCTGGAAGCATTTGATGCCGAGGGTAAAGCAATGTCTATCTCGCAGGCTGCCGGTGCCGTTCGCCGCGTGAGCATTAAGCAAATGTCAGAAGCAGATCATGAAGACGGTGATTTCAGCGGTAAAAAATCACTCATGCAAAGCATTGAAGCCAGCAGCAAAGACGTGATGCCGGTTGCATTCGAATTCACCTGCACCCCGTATGAAGGCCTCGGGGAACGCAAGTTCAGCCTTCGCAATAGCCTGCTGAAAAGTGACGAGCCGCTTTTCGTCTTGCGCATTGTTCAACTTGAAGCGCAGGAAGAGGCAATTGCCAACGAGTTTCGCGATCTGCTGATCGATAAATTCGATGGCGGCTCAGTAGAAACCTTCATCGGTAATTTTAAAGCCTGATTTTTTAAATAAGTAATACAGCCTCAAATACCCCAGCGATGGGGTATTTGGTGAAGTGTTGCCAAAAACTGTGTGGAGAATAATTATGTCTTGGATTTTAACCTTTACGGGTAAACGCTTTGATTACGAAGCGCCAACCGTTGACGCTATTTGCATTGAAGATATAGCGCAAGCCTTATCTCATGAATGCCGCTTCAATGGTCACATTCCTGAATTCTATAGCGTGGCGCAGCATTGTGTCATTGCCAGTAAAATTGTCCCGCCTAGTTTTGCTTTTGAAGCATTACTGCATGACGCGCACGAAGCATATTGCAAAGATATTCCATCACCGCTTAAAAAGTTAATTCCCGACTATCGCGGCATCGAAAATAATATTGATTTTGTTATTCGTTATAAATTCGGCCTTCCAGCCACCACCAGCCCGATCGTCAAGCATGCCGATCTGGTGATGCTGGCCACCGAACGCCGCGACCTCGACATTGACGATGGGACACCTTGGCCAATGCTCAACGGGATCCGCCCTTCCGAAGACATTTTCGTATCGCCAGTCAATCCAGTACAGGCCAGGGCGATGTTCATGCAGCGTTATAACCAGCTATCCAGCGAGAGGGGGCGTGATGCCAGCCAATGAACGGAAGCTATATCCCAACATAAAGCGAATAGTTTGGAGTGATTGGGCCGAAGGGAAGGTTCGGCAGCAGCGCTGGCACCCGATGCGAGTGGCAATGCTGTTTCGCCTCGGCCCTGTCATGCCAACGCCCACCATCGCAAAAATGTTCGGAGTTTCACCGCGGGTCGTTAGGAGTAAGGCTGAAAGCCTTGGGATCAGGCTGTACCGATGCTTTCGGAACTACGCCGATTGGGAAATAAAGTTCATGAAAGATAATCGGCAAAAGCTAACGCAGAAAGAAATCGCACGGCATTTGGGCAGGACAGAAGAAGCTGTTTGCACAGCAATGCGCAAGCGCGGGTTTGGCCCAGGAAAGCCGCGCGGCGAACGCCATCCTCATCACAAACACAGCGACTATGACGTTGAGCTATGCCGTAAGTTGTCAGACGAAGGTCTGAACGCGACTGAAATCGCCGAAAAGATGGATGTTGATCTCAGCACCGTTTTTCGGTGGATTAACTTCCTCAGCCGCACCAACATAGAACTTGAAGACTATGGGAGAGCGAGAGCATGACTATAGCCAGAGCGCCGGGGAGCGCCATGCCTCCTCTTAACTTTTCATCTCGCCTGGTGCGGGGTGTCAATTTGACGACAGAACGCGATATGTGGCGGAGCGAAAAGCATTATCGCTTTCGTTCGGGCAAATACTACGGCCGGGTCCGGTATGCGGAGTTGAACTGATGGGAAGTATCTTGAGCGATAAACCTACCACCATCGATGAGCGCCGGCAGTTTGCTGAGCAAAATTGCATGTCGATGGATTTTGTGAACTGGTTCTTCGACGAGAAGAAGGAAGGCTGCGGCAATGCGTGGTTCATCATGGCCGCTGCGATGTGGGAGGCCTGGAAGGGGCGTGATAACCGGGAGGCGCAGCCGGTGGCGTGGTTGGCTATTTATCACGGAGAGGTGTATGACGAAGCGATCGGCATAACTCGCTCCGTTGTTGAGGCTCAAGCGGATCGTTTCGGCTGGGAGTCGGCGTTGACGGAAATTATCCCGCTCTATCGCCACACCCCACCAGCGCCAGCAGTGCCGGATAACTTGGCAGCCGCTGTTAATCGCCTGCTTGATTGCGATGGAACGCGCGGACACTTTAGCGCCATACGGTGCAGCGATGCTCGTGAAGAAGTCGAGCGTCTGCTGGCTCAACCTGTAAGTAGCGGTTACAAGTTGCCGGAGGGTTGGATAGCGTGCACCGAACAAACTCCTGATGCCGATGGCGTTTATTGGTGCTGGTTTGGCAAAGAAGAACCCAGCGTTATTCAACAGCGAGTTTGCATTTGGATAAACCGGAATAATGAATGGTGCGACAGCGCCGTAACCCATTGGATGCCATTGCCAGCAGCGCCAGCACAAGGTGAAAAATAATGAACGACTTAATGATCGACCTGGAAACCATGGGCAACAAGCCAAATGCGCCAATCGTGGCGATCGGCGCCGTGTTCTTTAACCCTATGACGGGTGAGTTAGGCCCACAGTTTTATACCGCGGTAAATCTGGCAAGTGAACTGGCCGCCGGCGCCGTTCCCGATGGCGATACCATCAACTGGTGGCTGAAGCAAAGTAGCGAGGCCCGCGCGGCGATCACCAGTGACGAGGCAAAGCCCATCGCTGAGGCCCTCGATGCGTTGACCAATTTTGTCACCCGTAGCTGCGAGCAGCCGAAGTATCTGAAGGTTTGGGGCAATGGTGCCGCCTTCGACAACGTCATTCTGCGTGAAGCCTACGAGCGCTGCAGTAAGTCGCCATGCTGGAACTGGTTCAACGATTTGGACGTGCGCACCGTGGTGAACCTCGGCCGGCGTGTCGGATTCGACCCGAAACGCGACCTGCCTTTCGACGGCGAACGCCACAATGCGCTGGCCGACGCAGTACACCAGGCCCAATATGTTTCGCTAATCCACCAGCGGGTGATCCCTATGCCTGATGAAGAGAGTGAAAATGAACTTGGCTGAGGCATTATTTGGCGCTGTCGTAGTGGTGGCCATAGCCTGGATATTTGTTTCAGCAATGAAGTGATTTTGATCAGGCCCGTTGCAGCGGGCCTATGTGTGGAGAGAAACCATGGCTAATGAATCAAAGTTAATGAAAGCAAGCCTTTGGGGGAAAAGAGAGTTTGAGGTTGGATCTATTCCAGACAATCGAACCATTAAACGCTGGATAGAAATAGGTGAGTTACAAGGAAGAATCGTTGATGGTACGCCTTGGGTTATTTCAACCGAGAAATGGGGTATCAAATCCGAAATTTCTCATGCCGTTTGCCAATTAATCAGAGAATCGTAATGGCCGCCCGTCCGCGTAAGAGAGAAAACCGGCATCTTCCTGACTTCCTATATTATGATAAAGATGCCGGGGTTTACCGATTTACGTTAATTAATGGCGTAAGGAAGTCGTTAGTTGATAATTCAACAAGGAAACCTTTAGATCGCGCTACATCGATTGCAATAGCTCGTGAATATAACAATCGTATGCGACCAGAAACCGCAGTTTCTGTTGACTTTTTAATTAGGGAGTCTGGCGGCATTCAAGGGGAGGCATTACCATTTTCGGAACATGTCGATCATATTATGAATCGTGCAATAAAAGACGAAAAGCCGTCTGAAAGCACTTGTGATGATTGGAGAAACGATGCCATTCGAGTGAAAGAATTCTTTGCGGATATTCCAGCATGCGATATCGAGCTGGAGCACGTCAACGCCTATATAAATAAATATCATGCGGAAGCATCGGCAAACGTGCAAAACCGTAAAGTCAGTTTCCTGAAGAAGTTATTTAGCTATGCGGTCGATGAATCCCTCATGCTTGATAACCCGGCCACACGCAAGAAAATGCGCCGGATTGATGAGAAGCGACGGCAACGGCTTTCTCTCGATAACTTCCTGGCCATACGCCGCAGTGCCGCACCATGGTTGAGAACCGCTATGGACCTTGCGCTACAAACGACGCATGCCAGATTGGAGGTCTCCCGGATCCGCTACTCAATCAAGGAGCCTAAAAACGGCGTGTGTGGCTGCGTATGGCTGGATCAGCCGGAGAATGGTATTTACGGCATGCTGTATATCCACCGGCAAAAAGTTCAGAAAAAAGAGGCATCGCATGTTGCTATACCGATCGGTGGCGAACTGAAGCGGATTATTGACGATAGCCGGGATAATGTAGCCAGTCCATACATTGTCCATCGGATACCGGCCAGGAGCGTGAAGCCCAGTAAAGAGGTTTCGCACCCGACCCAAGTTGCCCCCGACTATCTCAGCCGGGCATTTTCAGATCTGCGTGACAGGCTAAAACTGTGCGATCACCTGGAGATGGATGAACGCCCAACGTTCCACGAAATCCGCGCACTGGCCGCGCATTTGTTCGACAACCAAGGGATTGATCCGCAGGGGCGTATGGCGCACAGCGATGCCAAATCTACCAAGATCTATACCAGCAATCACATTGATTGGGTTGTCGTTCCTCATGGGGAAATTAAGGCAGGATAG